TATGAAAGCAGGTAAATCTTTTAGTGCTGCACATACTATTGCAAAAAAGAATGAAAAGAAAAAATAATTATGGTTGAAGAGAAAGTTTACACCGACAAGCAAAATGCTTTCTTAGAGGCATTGCTGCTGAAGGAGACTAGGGGCAGTATCCGTAAGGCTATGGACGTAGCTGGGTATGCTAAAACTACTACAATTAATTCTATGGTTGAGTCCCTTGGCCCAGAAATACATGCGAGGGCTAATAAGATACTCCAAATGAATGCACCGAAAGCTGCGTGGGGTATGGTTGAAGTCTTAGATGATCCAAGTGCGATGGGAGCTAGAAACTCTATAGCTGCGGCTGCACAGATAATGGATAGAACCGGCCTTGTTAAAAAAGAACAGGTTGAGGTTAAGAATACAGGCGGTGCGATGTTTATTCTACCACCGAAGAATGACGATTGAGCATCTGGTTAAACAGAACAAGGCCCAATAAGACTGCAAAGATACCGTATGCGTATAAAGAGTCTGTAGATGATCCTTTAATATTAGTCGCTGATGAAAAGAAGGCTGCTTTTGTAGAAGAGGCTATGGATTATCTTGAGGCAGGGCATTCTACTCGTAAGACGGCTGGATGGTTAAGCTCTAAGACCGGAGACAAGATAAGTCATCAGGGATTAATACACATTTGGAAGACACGGCGAGGTAAGGGAACTGAGAAGCCTTCTAAGCGTCTTAAAGAGTTGGCTAAGGATAATCGTAAGAGAAAGCCTAAGACCCCTGAAGATAAAAAGATTAGTGCAGCTAAACGCAAACAGACTGATGCTAAACGCAGACTAACTCTAGCAAAGAAGAAGCTAGATGCTTTAACTCCTACACAAGAGCTTAGTACTACAAGCCTTGATTTCTCTGTTATTGAGAGTGAAAAGAAGAAGAGGGATGTAATATTCTCTCCAAATCCAGGCCCACAGACAGAGTTCCTTGCCTCATCTGAAAGAGAAGTACTTTACGGGGGCGCAGGAGGTGGTGGAAAAACTTATGCCTTAATAGCTGACGCTATGAGATACTTTGAAAACCCTAACTTTAATGGGCTTATTCTTCGTAGAAGCACTGATGAGTTAAGAGAGATTGTATGGAAAACTCAGGAATTATACCCAAAGCTATTTAAAGGCGCTAAGTGGGGCGAGAAAAAGTCTCAATGGACATTCCCAAGTGGTGCAAAGCTATGGCTAACATACCTTGAGAGAGATCAGGACGTTTTACGTTACCAAGGTCAGGCTTTTAGTTACATAGCCTTTGACGAGCTAACTCAATATCCAACACCCTTTAGCTGGAATTACATGAGGAGTCGCTTGAGAACCACTGATCCAACCCTACCAATTTACATGAGGGCTACTACAAACCCTGGTGGTGTAGGACACGGTTGGGTTAAGCGTATGTTTATAGACCCAGCCCCTGAAAATACTAAGTTCGTAGCTCAAGACTTAGAAACTGGCAATGATTTGGTATACCCAGACAAACACGAGAAGTCGGGTGAGCCTTTATTCTATCGTAGGTTTATTCCAGCTAAGTTACAGGACAATCCATATCTTATGGAGGGCGGCCAATACGAGGCTAACCTTCTATCTCTTCCAGAAATGCAGCGCAGACAGCTACTAGAAGGGGATTGGACAATCTCTGATGGGGCTGCTTTCTCAGAATTTAGAATAAACCAGCATGTTATTGAGCCTTTTCATATCCCAGATAGTTGGCGTAGATTTAGATCATGCGACTATGGATATAGTTCATACAGTGCAGTTCACTGGTTTGCTATTGATCCTAATTTTAGCACCTTAATCAATTATCGTGAGTTATATTTAACTAAACATACGGGCAGGGACTTGGCTAAAGCTGTTATGGCTGCTGAGGAAGGCGAAAGAATAGATTATGGAGTCTTAGATTCAAGCTGTTGGCACAATAGAGGGCAACTTGGCCCATCAATAGCAGAAGAAATGATATCCCAAGGCTGTAGATGGCGACCTAGTGACCGTACTAATGGAGCTAGAATAGCTGGAAAGAACCGTTTTCATGAGGTTTTGAAGATAGATGAAGTTACAGGAGTGCCTGGCCTTCAATTTTTCAATACTTGCAGACAAATTATAGCAGATTTACCAGTTATACCTGCTGATCCCAGAGGCTCTGATGATATTGATCCCAGATATGCCACTGACCATGCCTACGACAGCGTTAGATACGCAGTTATGAGCAGACCTAGAGCGTTTTCTCCCTTTGATACGGGAAGAGGCATACCACAACAAGTTTGGCAACCTGCTGACGCAACCTTTGGATATTAAATATGGCTTTAATGAATAAACCTCTACCTGATGACGTTACTGATACTGACGTTGCAGTACCCTTAGCAGAAGATGGGGACGTAGAAGCCGAAAATCTTAGTTATTCTGGGGCAGTTGCCTTTATAAAAGGTCAATATAGACGATCTAAGGATGCTAGAGTAGTAGATGAGGAGCGTTGGTTAGACGCATATCGTAATTATAGGGGCTTATACTCCAGTGAAGTGCAGTTTACGGAGACTGAGAAGTCAAAAGCCTTCATAAAAGTTACTAAAACCAAGGTATTAGCCGCCTATGCTCAAGTAGTAGACGTATTATTCGCTGGAAGTAAGTTTCCAATAGGTATTGAGTCCCGACAATTCCCAAATAACACAGTTGATGCAGTAAATTTTAATCCAAATGCCTTAACTGAAGAAAATATCAAAGAAAAAGCCGGTGTAGACTACAAACCTAAGCGATCCATAGTTCGACCAGACATTGCTAAGGATTTAGGCATATATGCGGAAGATTTAAAGGAAGTTGAAGACGAATTACAGCTAGGTGCAGGTAAAACAGCAGAGTCTATTACCTTCGAACCGGCAAAACGTGCAGCACAGAAGATGGAAAAGATGATGCACGACCAATTAGACGAAACTGATGCCCCAAAACACCTTAGATCGATAGCTTTTGAGTGCTGTCTCTTCGGAACTGGTGTATTTAAGGGG